GACCGGCGGTATCACCCGCACCAAACATCACAAGGCCGGGAGCGCCAATAGGACCGCCAGCAGTCCCGAAACTAGCGAGAAACTGAGCGGCTCTATCCCCAGCACTTGCTTTTTTTGATGCCATAACAAATCCTTTTTAAATAAAAAGGGGGCAGCGTTTGCTACCCCTTATTCTACGTTTAGTTAATTTGTTCAAAAACAGATGAATAATCGGCTTTTTTCCGATTATCACTCCATAACCAGGAGTTTCTGACGGAACACTTCAGGATTCTGCTGGGCAGCGTTCAGATAGCGCCAGGCGTTGGAGGGATCACGCTCGGCCAGGGAGCCGAAGCTGTTCCAGAAGTCCACGGGATTGCCCTGAGCCTGGGGCTGCGGGGGAACCGGCATTTCAGGGCGCTGGGGAGCAACCGGACGCTGGAACTGTTGACCCACGGCTTGAGCCTGAGCTTGCTGAGGGGCGGCGTAACCGATCTCTTCATCGGGGATCGGGTAGGGGCCGTTCTCGCCGAAGAACTCACAAGTGTAATCAGCGAGCACGTCGGGGTCGGTCAGGATGGTCTCGTAAGCCTTGTGCTCATTCGACAGTTCCTGAAGCAGATTGACGGCTTCGATCAGCTGATTGTTGGTGGTGATCAGAGCGTCTTCGAGCTGGCAAGCATAGTTGTTAAGGATCGCCGGAACATCAGGACCGAAATAATCAATAACTTCAAGACTTGCTTCGCTTACCCCGTTTGCTCGGAGCTGCTGGGGGCTGATTTCCAGCGAAGTTTGGGAAGAGCCGTTGGAGTAGGCCTGGCTGTTGTTGATCCCAGGCATAGAGGTCGGCATCCCCGCGTTGCTGTACTGGGGAGCCTGCTGGGAAGCGTAGCTGGCCGGGTCGATTTGAGGGCTCAGATTCGACTGTTGACCCTGGAATGGGAATTGGACGGGCGAACTCAGGAGCCCCACCACTCGGTTGAACGCTTCCTTGTACGGATTCTCCGCCTGTTGGGGCGCCTGGGGTGCTTGGGGGTACGACGCTGTAGGGGCGGAGGGGTACCCGTTCACCCCCATCTGGGCCTGCATTTGCGGGGCTGGGGCCGCCACTTGCTGGTAAGGCGCCACCCATTGGGAAGTCGTTGAAACCGCTGGAGCTTGTGCCGCCGTCTGCGCCACCGGAGCCCCGTAGCTGATCGGCTGGGTCGGGGATACTTGGGGTGCCGATTGGGTCGGCATTGCGGTATCGGCCTGCATAGGTTACCTCTTTTTGTAGGCTTTCGAGTGTTCGGTAAAGGAAGGGAGTGAGATCAAGTCTCGGATCCGCAGCCATCGGTAAATTCGGTTGCTGCGGATGTGGTGTCCGCATTTCTTGATTGACTAGATCAATAAATGTGGAGTAGGCCCTCTGTACTTCCCCTACCATTCGGAATGGGAAACCGGAGAGCATGCTCGCGATTTCGTCATCCGTTTTTGAAGGGAATAAATACTTCAGTGCTTCAATGCTATCAACCCCTAATTCCTGTAGGTTTCGGGTAAAGATAGATTGGTTGAGTTTATCCTGGGCCGTATCTTCATAAACAGGACCCATCCAGCGCCAGTTTACAGTGCGATCCCCGTCCGGAGCCAAACCAAGAACACCATCAGGTACTTCCTTGGTTTCAACAGCTTGCTCAATTGCTTTTTGTAATTTTTTCTCGTAATTAACTTTTTGTTTTTCGTACTTAGCTTGGGCAGCTTCGTCGCTCGGGTCTTCTGGTGGGGTTGGATATTTAATTCCCGATGCGTACGCCAGGGATTTCCGGAAGATCTGCTCTTCCTGGAAAATCATTAATTCGAAGCACTTACAAACACCATAGGTGTACAGCATCAGACACTTCTTCTTTGCTGTAGCACTAACACGTCCGTAAGCGGATTTAATCTCAGTGGCGGTCACATTAGTGATACTGAGATCATCAATACCACCTAATGCCAGGCGAATCTCACTGCGGAGCTGCTCAGAGTAACGAGCTTGATCAGTACTGACCGCATTCGGCGTAATAAAACCGACACGATCGGTTGGCTCCAGGTTGGCAATGACTCTTGGAACGCGCATACCGCTTCCAGGACGACCAATGTAGCCAGGTGGCTGTCGCGTAACGTTGTCTTGCTTGAACGTTGAACTAGACAGGAAGAATTCTGATTGAAAGCCAGACTGGCTCGAAATACTGGGGCGCTGAGCCGGATCGGTTTCGCTGCTCTCAACAATATCTTGCTTGGGTCGAGATGAGAGCAGTGTCGGGTTACCGAAGAAAGAAAGGTTGGCGCGAATATTTTTGACCATCTCATCGTGTGCCACGATTTGATTGGCCAACCATTCAAATTCACCGCTGCCTTCAGTTCCAAAGGCATCCGGATTGTTAAAAACTTCAACACAAGGGATGAACTCCATTGTGTTTACGACTGTCTTTTTATCAAAAATGCCGTACTCCAACGACGGCATATCAAAGGTAATTTCTTGTTCGCTGTGGAACTCTTCAATTTCAGTTGCGGTGATGCGCAGACGCATATACCGCTTATCAGTATTTAAGCCAACACCCTGGAAGCCCTTATTGGATTTGACTTTATACGGATAAATGATGATGACCTCTTCCAAGTCACCTTCGGTTGAATAATAGGTTCGATATGAATCTTTATCGAACCAGTACAGGCGATAAGTCTTCTTGGTGGGCCGGATGTAAAAAAGGCCTTTACCGTACGTTAAAAATCGATCCCAAATGGAGTCGAGTCGTGCATCTAATTTATTGAATTTAATGACTTGCTGAATGAAGTCAAATCGCTGCGTACCGAAATTATCTTGAGCCGGATAGAATTCGACACCCTGCCGAATCCCAAACATTTTCATTTGGGACAAGTGGGCATTCACCAGCATGGTATCTGCTGGGCCAGTACCATCCCTTGTGACGACCGCTTTGAGGATGGCGTCGAGGGTGGATTTGGTACTATCGCTCATCGGTTTTACTGGATCTCAGTTTATTCTTCAATATCGTAGCCAGCGGCAATCCGTTTGAGTGTGATTGTGTCATCCTCAACTTCAACGTCGAAACGTTCGTTCGGTTGAAGAGCCATATCATGGCACAGTTCGTCAGGCAGAGGGATTACTGCGGAACCGTAGGCGTCCTGCTCAAGCTCAATAGTGTAATAGCTGGTGGACATTGGAAATGGATTCTCCTAGTTTAGGTCCAAAATACTTTATCCCTATTTACTCCTAAATTTAAAATTCGAGCTCCAGCTTGCCCCTGGTCATTAGGCCATTACAGAGCCAGACGAGAGCGTCGACGCAGTCGTCGTGCGAGCTAACACCAAAGTTAACGATCTCGTCGGTGAGTGGTCCGAATCTCCGATACTTGTTAAAAATAATTTTCCGCTGCTCAAACAAACCCATAATTCCCCGGAAACGAGCGACTTTGTCCCCACGGAATCCTTTGATTGCGTGCCAGTTCATGTTGTACAGTCCGTGGTCTCCCAGACAAATACGTTTAAAATCCGCCTCCAAGGATGCCTGATATGCAACTGCTTCAGACCAGATGTCGATATTTGATCCGGTGGGGAAATACCTGTTGTTGTCTTTATGTACAACGCCCCACTCTTCCATCATTTCCATGAGGGCTTCTAGTTTCTCCAGGTTGCCCATAATCCGAATTCGTTTGCAGTCGATGATGTGTATCTTCTGCCCCACACGTCCACCCATCACGAAGACGGTATAGTCATTCTGTTCACGGATGCCTGCAGACAGGTCAACCCCAACACCTAAAGAATCAAACTGAGTTGCGATTGCACCTTTGACAATCAAATCCGGAGACAGAGAGAGCTCACTGGTTTGGACAATTTGATTTTGATACTGAAAACTAAATGCAATTGGTGCTTGTCGACGCCGATCCTGTAGGTACTCCAGGGACCAGAGAGCTGGCCAATATGATATTTCTTCACCCTCTGAATCAACAGTAATTGCCGATTGGACGATTTGGATCCAGTCGTTTGTGGGTGTAAATGTAGTGTTGTGGATATCATCATGTCGGAACCGAGTTCCTAGGCAGATGGCTCTCCCACCCTCGAACATAGTCGGAACAATAACTGAGTTCCAGTTATCTTCCATGGCTGCACGGATGTCCCGATTTTTAATATCATCTGCGGATTTAATTGCGTCATCGATGATACAAAGATGAGATCGCTTGGATGTCACTGCACCCTTCAAACCCGCACAACAAACAGTAAACTCTTCTTCACCAGTAGATTTAATACCTGCAAATTTCCAATCGATGCTCCAGTATTCGTTGGAGTTGATTCCTTTGGCAATCTTTACACTTGGGAAGACTTCCGAGTAAGTCTTACTCTCTTCAATAATTCTTTTAATGGCAGCACTCTTAGGTCGCGCCACATCTACGGTGTAAGAAATATAAAGGATTTTGAGCGGTTTTTTGGCTAGAGCGTGGATACCAATTGCCCAAGCTGTAAACAAACCCAACACAGTTGATTTTGCTGAACCCCGTGGAGCCAGAATATCCACATTGGGTCCGGCAATTCCAACCAGACATTCGCTGTCGTCACCGGTGCATAAGTATTGGTGCCACTCTTTGTGGTGAGTCGCCGGTGGTTTATCTCCAACGACTTCACAAAAATATCCAAAATCTTTTCGAGCCCGCTCTACATCTACAGTTGACGATTGTTTAACAACTCGTTTCTGAGCCGCAGCCCTAGCGGTGCGACGATAAACGCTGTAGATACTAGTGCCTGCCATGCCCGTAGCATAGCGTACTAATTTTTAAGATTCTTCCTGCAGGATCTTTGTCCACACACCCATCGAAGCCTCTTGGAGTGGACCTTCAATCGGATCATCTCGGAAAATAGACAACATCTCCCGCAACGCCCGGTCTGCACCAGCAAGGATCAAACCCTGTTTGTCGAGGAGGATCTTCTCATCGTTAAGTTGCTTGATTGAGCCTCTAAGTTCTTTCTGCATCATTGCGATGCGAGACGTGCCCATATCTTGTTTAACCATCCCCATATCAATTGCCTCACGCAGCTTAAAAATATCCTGCTGCATGGAGTCAATTTCCATTTCTAGAAGACCATTAAAATCCCGTTTTTTATATTCTTTTTTAGACCACTCATCACATTCCACGATGCTGCCCGTAAACCCGAGAAATCGGGAATACAGGTACATCTGGATTGGGGAGTTAGTCCGTTTGCAGAATGTAAGGAAGGATTCTCGGTCTTTGTCTGTTAAACCTTGAATCCAGTCCTTCATGATCGATACTGCTGTTGAGCTTGCTCGTAGTCCCTTTGCTCTTTATAGCGCCGGAACATCTCTTGCTGCAAGTCGGTTAACCGTTGTTCCTGAGCGGTGCGGCCAACAGTTTCGCGCTGTTGCTCACCGGTCGTGACAATACCCCGGCGTTCTTCTTCACCACGTACGCGGGTAAGTCCGGTTTCACCAGTGAAGCGTTCGGCCTGAGTCAGACGCTCTTGAGTGCCGGTTGCGGCGATCCCTAAGCGTTGCTGCTCACCCGTCAGACCGATTTGACGCTCTTGTCCAGCCAAAAGCTGAGATTGCGTCAGGCGAGCTTGTTCACCGGTAGCACCAATGCCGAGCCGTTCTTGTTCGCCACGAGTAACGGCGGTTTGGCGTTCCTGGGCTCCGGTGGCAGCAATGCCTAGACGTTGTTGTTCACCAGTGGCGCTGATGCCAAGACGCTCCTGCTCTCCACGAGTAACAGCTGTTTGACGCTCTTGGGTACCAGCAGTTTCGAGGCCTGCACGATATTGAGCACCCGTAGCGGCAATACCCAGCCGCTCTTGTTCGCCACGCGTAAGAGTGGTTGCACGCTCCTGCTCACCGGTTGCAGCAATCGTCAGACGTTGTTCACCACCAGCAGCCTGAGTCCTTCGAATATCCTGTCCGGCAAAGAACTCAGCATTCGTGCGGTCCAGCTGAGCACCCAACTCCATGTTGAGTCGTTGCTGAGCACCACTAACTTCGTTCAGCGCAGTCTGCGTCTGAAGTGATTGAGTCGGCACCTGGGTAGGAGCAGCCGGCGGCGGCGGCGGTGGCGAATAAACAATTGTCGGAGGAGGAGGTGGTGGTGATCCGCCCATAATTAACGACTCGCTGCTTTCAGTTTAACGCGGTTTATTTCAGGCAACCTGAATGTATTGACCAGCAAAGCTACCGGCAAAACGCTTGGCGGCTTCTTGTTGAGCTGCGGTAGCCAGCTGACGCTGTGCTTCGGCACCAGCAGCCGTGGCCATTTGAGACTGTTTCGACGCCATGATTGCCTGAACGTTGCTTGGCATCTGCTCTTTGGTCGCCAGGAAAGATTTGCTAGCAGCCAAGTTCCGAGCAGTGGATTCCGCACCAGCAGCGCTTAAATAAGGATACAGAGAAGAAAGTTGCTCACGGGTTAAACGTGAAGAAAGCTTTGCGGCCTGCTCCATCTCTGCCATCCGCATCGGACTGATGGCTTTGTAAAAATCCAAGTATTTCTGAACCTCCTGATCCATAGGAGGAATAGCCGATCCAACCTGACCTTGAAGATCTACATCACGGGAACCCGTGGAGAAATCAGTTCCAATCATTGGGAACGGAATTTTAGAAAAGTCCGTTGTTGGAATCGTTACTTGTGGTAATTTTTGCGTTTTTTCCTTACCGAAAGCTGGAGCGGGTTCCCGGAAAGGGGCACCCACTGCAAAGCCAGGAATTTTCTGGTAAAAGGGTGACGCGGGATCGCTCCAGATGGCGGCCATATTAGCTGTACTGGTATTGTTGAGTTAATGCGGAACCGGCTTGCGAGGCTGCGGTAAGGCCCATCTGTTGGGCAGCTTGCTGGCTACGCTCAAGCATGTTGGCGGCGGTCATGATGTTCTGGCGAACACCGGCTGCAGCAAGTTGACGCTGGAACTCAGCCTTTTTAGAAGCTTCACTAGCTTTCATAACCTCTGGCAGCAATAACCGCATGGCATCACGTTGTGCCTCTGCGCTCTTCAGGGTTTCCAAACGCTGAGCCATGCCGACGCGGCCAAGCACATTCAGAGGATCGCTCAGGGTTCCACCAGCACCAAAGGTGCCCACTGGGGGAACGGCACCACCACCAAGCCCCGAGTAGTCCACTTCACCGGGAGCTTGGTAGCCAGCGGTCCCGGCACCAAATTGAGCGGCAGTACGTGCAGGCGGAGCAACGTTGGACGCGAGGGCGCCAGCCAAAGCCGGAGCGCCTAAAAGGACGCCGGTGCCCGCGGCCAATCCACCAATTGCAGCGGGACTAGTTAAGTTACCGGCGAGAGTACGCATCCCACCGGCACCAGCAGCGGCGGCGGTCCTTGCGGCTCCTTCTAGCCCCTGTTTACCCAATCCGGATGCGACACCTGTTAAGCCTCTTGCACCACTCCTTAAAGCTTCAGCGCCACTCATCCCTAGGCGCGAGGCCAAACCGGTTCCGCCCAAAGCGGTACCAGCCATTCTTAAACCACCGGGCACGGCAGCACCAAGCCCAGCACCAAGCAACGTAGCACCGATATCGCCGCCGGTTCTACGATACGCTTCAAGACCGCCTAAACCGGCGCCAATAACAGGGAGCAACATAATTTGAATCTCTCTTGATTTTTATTTTAAATTGACTATTTTTAGATATTCCAAGTTCTACCGGCTGCAGATAAACCCTGGCCAACCATTGGAGCAAAAGCAAGGCTAGCACCACCGGTAAATGGTGCCAAAGCCAAACCTGCAATACCCGCAAGTGCTTGGCCACCTCCTGATCCCAGAAAGCCTGGGCTACCTTGGGCGCCCTCTAAGAACATTGGGCTCATTTTTTGAGGCTCATAAACACTCAGATTCTCTAAAACCTGACCACCATATCCTTTAGACCAATCTCCACCCCATCCAAATGGCTTTCTTTTCGGGGATGCCTCTTCTTCTGCCATGCTTCGGTATTTATCTGTTTGCCTAGATTTATCAAACAATTTTCCGTATAAGTCGTCTTTATCAACACTAAACTTACCGCTCCAATCGACCCCTTTTGAAGCGCCGCTCCAGTCGTAATCCCCTTTTATGGAAGGAGCATTTTTACCGAACGGACTCTCGTAACCAGGCTTTATTTCACCATATCCGCCTTCAAATTGTCCACCAATATTAAAAGCCATGATATCAACTTAGTAAGAAACCGGAGCAAATACTTGCTTTGATAATCCCATTATATCTAAACCATCGCCGGTTGTTCTTCCAGCAATACCAACTCCCTCCTGGGCCGATTGGCGAGCATTAATCAATTGTAATTGATGTTGAAATCGCTGTTGATCTAACATTGACTTGGCAACAGACTGATTTGTCATTGGCGAAACCCCGGATATGTACTGTTGGTTTGCAAATGAAACTTGTG